AAAGATTTCATTTTTAAATTAACCTACTCCACAGACTGGTTATCAAATGTTAAAACTGAATCTCAATGTGTAGCCATTAATGGTATACCTGGCAATGATATGATACATTCTTTAAAAAGAGATACTTCCGGTGGACATTTGTTTCCTGGAATGAAATTAAAATATATGAGTGAGATTGATGAGAATATTTATATGGTATCACCAGCCGTTCAGGAAAGAATAGATTATATTGAGGACCAGTATTGCAAAGGTCATCGAGTTGGAATATTATTCGATGGTACTCTAAAGGATGAAGCCATTACACTAGCCAAGAGAGCTGAGGGGAAAACCCGCGTTTTCACCGCATGTGATATGGCCTTTAGTATTGTAGTCCGCAAACAATATATACGTATTACAGAAGCAATTATGAGAAGCAATTTTATATCAGAATGTGCAGCTGGTATGGATCATTATCGTGCCTGGCCCGCTTTGTACAAGTATTTAACCAGATTTGGGGATAACTGTATAGTAGCAGGAGATTATTCTTCATTTGATAAGTGCATGCCACCAATTTTGATTGAGAGAGCTTTCTATATTATGGATTATCTTCGTAACTTGGTCTGTCCTCTTAGTACCAAAGATATTCTCATTTCACGTGGTATAGCAACGGATGTTGCATTCCCAATAACTAATTTGAATGGTGATTTGTTTCAATTTTTTGGAGGAAATTCATCAGGTCATCCCTTAACCGTTATTATCAATAGTCTGGTTAATTCTTTATATGTTCGTTACGTTTATTATAATTCAGATCGAGCTTTTGGAAGTTTTCTGGATAATGTAAGATTGATGACTCTAGGGGATGATAATATTTTTGGTAGTAATGATCCCACTTTTAACCACACATCCTTAGCTGATGGTTTAGCCAAATTAGAGATTAAGTACACTATGGCAGATAAAGAATCAGAGAGTGTACCATTTTTGAATATAGAAGAAGTTGATTTTCTCAAAAGGAAGTTTAGACATCTTCATGGTATGTGTGTGGCACCAATAGCCATGGACAGTATAACGAGAAGCTTGCTCATCTTTACCAACCATGATATTATTAGCGAAGAAGAAAGGTTAGCAAACACCTATCTCAGTGCTCGTAGAGAGTGGGCTCTTCATGGTCAAAATACTTTTGAAATAATGACTTCCAGGATGGACATTATTTTCAATAAGTACCCACAAATTCAGCGCTTTTTTATTAATAAACATAAATTATCATTCATTGACACTTTGCGCTGGTGTTACGAGGATGATGATAAACAAAAAATAGTATTATAGATAACTTAAGTATTTTCTGTTAGTAGTGGGAGCTAGTTTAGCACGGCAAGGTGTTCTTGATCCAACACCCCAAACTAGTAACCCATCAGCATGAAAAACTTACTTTATCATACTCGGTTCCCTTTGTCCGAAAACAAATAGGGCTCTGTATGCATAGTGGAAGATGTACAGTTTTATATAAAAACCCACTCCTTAATTAAAACCCCAACACTCATGGATAATTTAATTTTAGGTGATGACTTACCATCAAGTTTCGAAAACTATAAATTCGACCCAACAATTTACCCACAAGCCTCAGCAAGCCCCACAACTCATGAGGTCCATGCCGACAATTCTATGCATCAAACGATTGTCTCAACTAATTACCCATCAGTAGTAAATGATGGGCATTCAGCCGCTTCTGATATTTCAAAATTTTTAGAACGGAAAGTTAAAATTGCTACTTATACGTGGGGTGTAGGTACTGATTTTAGTCAAAATCTTCAGCCCTGGCAACTTCTTCTATCAAACCCGGCTGTTTCTAGAAAGTTACAAAATTACCATTTGTTTAAAGCCAATATGAAACTAACATTCTATATGAATGGTACTCCCTTTCACATGGGAATGATATTAGCCTCTTATCGTTATTTAAACAAACCTAATGAGACTGTTGTCATTGGTGGTGATATTCAATTAGTCACTCGATCACAACGTCCCCATATTTTCATGAATGTTTCCACCAATAAGAATGGTTGTTTGTGTGTTCCATTCTTTTCTCCTGCTAATTATTTAGCGCTAACTTCGAAGACATTTTCAGCTACAGAGATTGGAACACTCAACATAGATTCATTTGCC